CAAGATCTTAGTAAGTTAACAGAGGCAGATATTCTTAATCTTGACTTTGTTAATGCCCAAGCTTTTGACATTCCTGCAATGCTTCAAGTAGCTCCAAAAGATGGCAATATACGCTTTCGATGGGTTAACTTTAAGAATTATGAAGGCGGTAATTATGCCATGTTCAAGGCCATCGGCTTTACAAATGCCAAACCAGAAGATGTAGCTGGTGCGCTTTCAGAGCATCTTCTTAAAGAAGATGGAACCATTAAATGGTTTGATGTTATTCTTATGAAAGTGCCCACATTACATCTCATGGGCATTTACAAAAAGAATATTATCAAAGCTCTGATGAAAGTAGGACGCTGGCAAACTGCTGCCATAGAACAAGCAAAAAGAACTCTGGATCATGAAGTTGGTTCAGATGTTCTTAATGCTTTACGTAAGCAAGGAAAGAACGTAGAGTTCTATGCTCCTACAGTAAAAGAGATGGCAGATCAAGATAAACCATTTACTGAGAGCTAGTAGATTAAATATGGAAGATGTATTCTGAACCGAAGGAGGTGTACCAATGGCTGCTTTTCTAGCACATCACTCCCCGATCACTGTGGTTGAAACTATCTCCGGTAATACGGATTTTACCGGAAGTGATAACGAAGCCGCATCACAGACCTTCCTTGCAGGAACGCCCGTATATCTTGCTAGTGGGAATATTACTGCATGGACCGGAAACACAACTCAACTTATTGGCGGTATTTCGATGGAGGATGCTCATAATCTTGCGTCAGCAGGATTAGGCGCTCCAACACCATTTACCGGCGTAGGTTTTCCAGGCACTGGAACTACTTTTGGTTCAGTACCTAATGAAACTTCTGCTGTTAATATCCCACGCGGAGCACCGTTTGTCACCGGACAGATTCTATATGATAAGTCCGTTGATGACACGATCTTTGAAGGACAGTTCGATAATTCAACTCTCGGCACATCAGTAGGAGCAACTCCAACACAAGCTCTTGTAGGAACTCTTGCTGGCCTCACCGCTGATCTAACGGCACCAATTTATTGGTACGTAGATGGTGGAAAAACCACTCCCGGTACAGGCACCACTAATGCTGCTGTGGAGATTGTTGGTCTATCACCCATTGATGGAGCAATCCCCAATGGTCGTGTTCGTTTCAGATTCTTGAAGGCTGTTTCACAGTTCCAGCAGTAAGATAATAAAGCGAGCTGCAATTAAAAAGGAGCCTGTTTCACATTCTGTTTTACAGGAGCTAAAACGATGACGATGGTTCGCGGCCAGTATGCACAATTAATGGCTCCGGGCATCCACAAACTTTTCAACCAATGGTTGGAAACATATCAGCGTGATCTGGAATATCCGGCAGTTTTTAATGTCGAGAGTATTACAACAGCTTACGCTGATGATGTTGAGTTTGCTGGCACTGGCCCGATGCCATACAAACCGGAAAATACTCCAGTAAATTACACCCAAGTTATTCAGGGTGGAACACTGCGATATATTCCGCTAACTTATGCTCTTGCTGCTCGTGCCTCATTTGAGCTTTATGAGGATGATCAGTATGGCGTAATCAAACAGATTCCGAAAGCGTTGGCACGATCACAACGTTTTACGGAAGAAATGGTCCCTTGGAACATTTTCAATCTAGGCTTCTCCACTGTTAAGACGATTGATGGTGTTTCTCTCTTCAATAACCAACATCCGTTGCTTGGTGGTCCCACTGCAACATCATATGGCCCCGGACTTTCTGGAGTCATTAGTGCTGCTGGCACCTTTCCAAATCGACCAGCCGTTGATGTTGATCTCTCACTTGCTGCTGTTATAGCAATGACGAATCAATTTGAACGGATTGTTGATGGTGTTGGTTTACCTATTGTACTAAAGCCCAAAGCTTTAGTTCTTCCTCCTGCACAACGTTTTCTTGCTCGTGAACTGCTCGGTTCACCAGGAAAACCCGGAACTGCAACTAACGAGATTAACGCCCTCCTAGGCGAAGATCTTGGATATATGGTTGGTCACTATCTCACTAGTGACACAGCATGGTTCGCAGTTTGCGCTAAGGATCAACATCAAGTTAAGTTCCTCTGGCGTAGAAAGCCGGATATGGACTATGACGATGATTTTGATACTGACGCACTCAAGCAAAAGTCTAAAATGAGATTCGCTGCTGGAGCATCTCATTGGCTTGGTGTGTGGGGAAGCAACGGGCCGTAGAGAGAAAACAAAAAAGGAGCCTAGATTTATTTTCATAGATGGAGTTGCCATCATGAAGAAGTCCAAACTTAAAGAGATTGAACAAAGAATTGCTAAAGATGTGGATAAAGTTTTTCATCATCACCCGCATCAAAAGGAGAAACCTATGGCTGACCCAAAAGAGCAAGTTCCAGATCAAGCAAGCATGAATAGAACAACTGATTCTGTACAACAACCACCGGGCGGAGATGTGACTGAAGTTATGAGTAAAGATCCCAAGGCAAATATTATTAATCAGGCTGAAGCTGATTCTCAGAAGAAAAGGAGTGCTGCTACCACAGGTTTAGTACCTGAGCCTGATCCAAATTACAAGTTTGAAATTGAGCAAGGCGCACACAAAGTTATTGCCAAAGTTGAAAAAGGCTTGACATATAACTATCATGTTGTGTGTGAGTATTGTGCTTGGGAAGGTAGATATCTTTATCAAGAAGAAGCTGAAGATGCAGCAAAAGATCATCTTCAACGAAAGTTCCCTCGCCGGGGATGAGGACTCCATAAAGCTTCGCTTTAGCGCAGCTAAATGGATAGGGGAGCGTTAGGCTTAGGCTCCTTTTCGCTCCCCGATTTTATAAACTTAATTTTAAAGGAGCCTAGCAAATATATGGCTAATGAACCGATTATTACAACTGTTGCTTATCGCGGAATGCGTAACTTCCACAAAGATGCTTATTTCTATTGTGCAAGATGCGGATCTCGCGTTCAAATTAAAGAAATGGTTTGGCAACGTGGATTGTTACTTTGTAAAAAGTGGGATTGTCAAGACTACGGAAATCACGGTAATTTCTTAATTGGACAACGCGAAGCTAATATAGCTTCTGTACTTGAAATACCCACACATGAATTACAGCCAGATGATAAGCTAATTACTCCATTAGAAAGTGGTTCTAATACTGACGACGAGATTTATTTCTAGGAGCTAGAAATGCCAACCGATCCTCAAGGTTATCCAGTTGTAGCTTATGAGCGCATAAGCGATAATCATGTTGTCTTTCAAGTACTCTCTGATGGCACCATAATAATGAGTACTGGAACGATTATCACTGCTGGACAAGGATCGCCAGAAGGTGTTGTTACGGCTCCACCGGGTTCACTCTATACACAAACTAACGCAACTCCTCCTAATTTCCTGTGGCAAAAACAAACAGGTTCTGGAAATACTGGATGGGCATTACTTAGTAGCGGAGGAGGTGGAGGAACTCCGGGTGGTGCTAATGGTGAATTACAGTTTAATAATTCTGGAGCATTTGGAGGAACATCTGGTGTAACATGGGATGCTGCTAGTGGTATTCAAATGGACCCAGTAGCTACACCTATGAGTGCTGGTGTTAATGTATTAATTGATGGACTTGATACTCCTCCTGTTACAATGGTTGCTGGTTTATTTGCAGCAGCTTTAGATCGTAATACTGGATTTATTAGTAATACTGATTTAATTGGTTTAGATGGAGAAGCCAGTTGTGGTGGGAATGGATTTGAAGTAGATGTGCAAAATTTTATTGGTGTTAAATCTTTAGTTAATGCTGGTGCTAATGCGGTCATAGATACTATGACCTCTTTTGAAGCTGTAGCTGGTGCTCAGCCGGGTTCTGCTATAAATAATTATATTGGGCTACATATTCCTGATCCTGCATCACTAGGAGCACTTGTAAGTGCAAGAGCAATTCAGGTTGATGGAGGTATTTCACAATTTGACACTGTTAGAATCTCTGCTGGACATATAGATGCCAGCGGTCATCCATTAACTATTCTTGGACCTACTAACCAAACGCTTACTTTGGATACTAATCAAATTGATTTAATGGATGTTCCGGGTAATGGACTGTCTGTTGATAGTACCATCAATAACATTTTCATAGGGTCCGCAGCCGGGGCTAGGCTTACTTTTACAACTGTGAATGCATTTACTAAAGATGTTGATATTAAAGATCCCGCTACAACCGCAGCCGCCGGACATATAAGAATAGGCGCAACACACGCAACGACTGTAGGCGCTGCTGGAGGTGCATCAGCATTACCGGCAACTCCGTTGGGATATCTCATTATTAATGTAGAAGGCACTCAAGTTAAGATTCCATATTACAACACCTAGGAGGCTCACATGGCTACCAGAATTTCGCCAAATCCGGTTTGGCAGCTTGTCGATCAGGGTGGAGATGTTATTGTCTCCGTCAACAATGATGGCAGTGCATCTATCCCCACTGGTCAAACGGGACCAGTCGGAGCTTTTCTTAACGAGACTAAACTTACTCTGACTTCAGCTCAGTTATTGGCTTTAAAAGCTACGCCAGTAATTGTGATTCCGGCTCCGGGTTCAGGTAAGTATATTCATGTTATAGGCTGCGATATCTATTATCTGTTTAATAGTGTAGCCTATACACTGAATGCTGGAACCATTAAGCTGTATCATGGTCCAGTAGCTAATGCTAAGCCACTAACCGCGGCCTTAGAAACTGGCTTAATTGATCAATCAGCAAACCGCAGTAATCTTGATGTGGCTATTTTGGCAACTGGCAACTTAACTGATGCACAGGCTTTAAATGTGCCAATTTATGTTGCTAATGCTGGAGCAGCAGAATTTACTCTGGGAAATGGAACTGTTGAGTTGGTTGTGTATTCGCAGACCATAACTATCCCGTAGGAGGATACGATGGACTTTACAGGAAATCCCTGGATTATTGATGCTGCCGATGTTACTGCTTTAGCGGCTACCGTCGGTAACGGTAATTCACCGGGAGATGTTATTTCTGTGAGCGGCGTTTTTTATCTTGTAGTATGGAAAGGTGCTGCTCCTATTCTACAAGTTGAGCTTGTTGGTTATGCTGCTGGAACCGACACTGCAAAGGTTGATCGTTACAACACTAAGGATTTTGCTCAACTTAACGGCAATACAGATCTTGAAACTGTTAGAACTGGTGTTGTAGGATGGACTGATGATGGATTACTTATTCCAAATAATGGAATAACATCAGGAGAGTTAAAAATCTATCATCGCTAAAGGAGCCTAAGTGCCACCACAAGTTACGCAATCTGGCTATTTTGAGCAGATATATCAGGGACCATATAAAGGCGTTCATGCAAGTCTGCCCGAAAATATGATCCCTGAACAAATGTCTCCTCTCATTCAGAATTTTATTCTGAAAAATGCAGAACTGCGTACACGTCCACGTATGAGTGTTGGTATCTTAGGGACTCCAGATGGATATCCCATTGATGTTATTGAAAGCTTTCAAGATTCAAATACCGCCTTTCATACAGTAATTGTGAATAGGCGCGGCCTATGGCAACTTAATCCAAACTTCGCCAATAATCCAGCACCGGATTGGAATCTAATAGGAGTGTTTCCTGTACAGCCAGGACCGGATATTCCGGTTGCTCACGTTACATTCCTGAATAAATTCTACTGGACTAATGGTGGAAATAACTTATGGGTATGGGATGGAATAACTTCTAGTGGTATTCCCACTATTGGTAATCCTTTTCCTTGGCCTGCCAACTCACGTGTATTTGTTGGCAATCGTGTAATTGACTCCAATGGCAAAGTTGAATTGTGTATTCAAGCTGGATGGACAGGAAGTGCTCATCCTACTTGGTCTACTACTGTGGGTGGTAATACTACTGAAACTACCGTATCTCCTCATGTTCCTGCTGCTATTTGGGTAATGAATGGAGCACCAGCACCAGCTAGTGGTTTCTATGGAGCTGCGATGGTTGATGCTTTAAACGGTATCACTGCTGGAGGTTTTTATCTTGGTGTACTTGCATCACGAATGTTATTGCTATCAACGATAGAAGGCTCTGGACAATCTGGAGTTCCTTATCAACAAAGAATAAGATGGAGTGCAAGCGGTCAACCAGAGATATGGGATGCTAATGTTAATATAGGAGCAGGATGGGTAGATCTCTTAGAAGTTCCTGACTTTATTACTGGCTTCTTGGCAATAGGAGATAAAACAGGATTTGTATTCAGAAATAATGGAATTTCTGAAATGACTTCTGTTAGTGATGGCATTCTGCCATTTGATTTTAATCATCTTTGGGCATCTGATCGTGGAATAGGCAACGTTTTTCCTTTCAGCATTAGTGGTTATGGTCCTATTGGAATGTTTATTGCAAGTGATGACATTTATAATATTTCTGTAGGGGGATTTAAGAATGTTGGTGGACCAGCTCGGGATGCTGTATTTGCTGATCTAGCTGCTGCAACCAGCACTCCATTGTCAGCAATGGTTCCAAAATGGTCAGATAGATACGCATACTTAGTTTATTTGCTTGCAATTCCTTTTGGTGTTGATACGAAATTCTGGATGTACTCACTTGAAGATGGATCTTGGACGACGTGGTTAAAAAAGAATGTGACAATAACTGGAAGGGCTAATTTTGTAGCTACGAAATAATTATGGTACAAGGATTCTTACCGAACGGAGGAGGTAGTGGAGGACGAAATCCTTATAAACCGCCATCAGGAAAATCTACAATTCATGGATCACCGGGGTTACTTACATCTACCGGAGGATTATTTGGACTTAACTTTAAGCTTCTCATGCCATTATTTGATTCGGTCTTTGACAAAACATATTGTGCTCTAATTGATCCAGAGGATAATAATTGTGAGGAGGAGGCTTTCTATCTCTTTAGACAAGAAGATGTAATGCCTTCACGATTTATTAGTGTTCACAAACTTATTGTAGTTTATAAGGAACTTGGACCTGCTAAGTTTAGTATAGGAGTTCAAGTTTATAATAGAGATGCTAATAAATTTTATCAAACAAGTAAACAAGTTGAAATCAAAAATAGACAAGATAGAACAGCACCTTTTCCTGACGGCAAACTTAGAGAGTTACCTGTTGATTTTGTAATAGAAGGAGAACGACCTCAAGTCTTTATTCGTCGTAAAGCTAATAGTGGACCACTCTGCATTACTAGAGTACATATGATTGGTAAAGCTGACCAAAAGGATATTGTGTAATGCAAGTTCGTAAACCATCTGAGCACGTACCGGGAGAAGCTAACAATTATAAGAAGATGATGAAAGATGTGTATAAAGCTTTACGCGGGAATATAAGTTATGGGCATCAAGGCTTCAATAAGAACAATATTACTTTGGGACTTGTCACGGATAATATTGATGGTAATTTTGATGCTGTTAGTGATACTGGTGTTGCTGATACTCAATTCATAGTGACTCACAATTTAAACAGAGTTCCTATAGGATTTCATGTGGTGAGACAGAGCCTAGCTGGTTCTTTCTATGATAGTGGTACAGCATGGACTGATACGCAAATATTTTTGAAGTGTAGCACTGCTAACGTAGCAGCAACATTTTTTGTATTCTAGGAGGATCTATGGCGGGGCCATTTCAGACGAACACACTGACTGCCACTATAACGGGCACTGAAGATTCTACAGGAAATGTGCCCATTAACCGTGGATTGGGCAATCTTGCTTTCGATTCTAACTTCAGTGATTTTGTTACATATCAGGCTCTCTCAAGTGGTGATAACACGATCAGCATCCCTAACGGGAAAGCGTGGCAAGTCTATGTCAAAAATAATGACTCCTCGCTTCTGATTACGGTCAAGTATACACCAACAGGTGGTTCACAACAAGTCAGTTGTTTACTTGGACCGGGCGAAGTATTTTTACAGTGGCAGAAAATTACAAGCGTGGCTGCTTCACAAGGCATAACTGGCTTGACATTAAACGCATCAGGAGCAGGAGCACTCTGCGAATATTTCCTCGGAGGCTAGTATGCTCATTAAAGATTTAATTCCCGGTATTATTAGGAAGCTCCGCAACCGTGAAGATCTTACGGATGCAATACCGGGCTATTGTAAAAAAGCAATACTGGACCTTACACAAAACTATGAATTTGACGAGCTTCGCTTTACTGGTCCTGTTGGTAACTTTATCATCAACCAGAGTGAGTATCCAAGGAACTTTTTTACGATCCCGGGTCATGGATATGCTACATTTATTGTTAGTTGGTTTGTTTATTTTGACTCTACAGTCACAGTAGGCCAATCAACAGGATTTCCAATAAAATATCGTCAACCTCGGGTGGTTGATGTGATGAGCGTGATTCCGGGTTTGCCTTGTGCTTATACTCAAGTTGGTGAACAAATTAATGCTGGTAATCTCATAGTTGGCTATATGCCGAATAGCAACTATGCTACATATATGAGATATCAGCGTCAGCATCCCTTCCCAGAAGTTGATGACAATAGCACACAAGGTGCCTCCATCTTGGCAACGCAGAAAGTATATATGCCAGATGATTGGCAAGATATTGTGGAATATGTGGCTGCCTCAAAAGCACTAGACGACATAGGGATGCTTGATGTTGCCACATTATTTCACCAGAAAGTTTATGGTGCTCCCGGTAATAAAAAGATGCCGGGAATTATTGTTGAACGCATGACGCAACAACAGCGTCAAAGTGACTATAACGAGCGTCAATTAAGACCAAGAGTGCGGAGGTATTAACATGCCGCAGCAATTACCATTTCCTACATCTAATAATGCTCCTCTTCCAGTCCCGATGGGATATGGTGGCAATTATAGTGGAATGAATTTTGGTTCAACAACGGGACAGCCATTTCCTACTATGCCAGCTTTTGGTAGTTATTCTGGACCAGCATATAATGCTCCAACATGGAGTGGCGCACCAGGAGGAGGACTTGCATCATTAAGTTCTGGTTTTGCTCCTTATGGACAGGGATACGGGACAGATTTCTATAACATGCTTGGGCGTGCTTATGGCAAAGGTACAGGACAATTATTGGGCAATGTTATCGGTGGTGGACTATATAATCCACAAGTTGCAGCAGCTTATCTCAATGCACAACAACCGGGCATAGCTCGTGGAGAAGCTGGTATTCTGGGAGCTTTTGGAAATGCTGGAGCACGTTATTCTAGTGCAGCAGCTTTAGGACTTGGAGATTATGAATCTCAAGTTCAGCTCAATCAACAGCAAATGTTAGCACAGATGTATCAGAATGCTCAACAAATGCAGCTCTCCGAGCTTAATCAAGTTCTACCCACTATTCAGCAAGAGCGTGCTAATGAAGGTGGATGGTTAAATACTGCGCTTGGTATTGCTGAAACTGTTGCTGGTGCTGCTATGATTCCTTTTAGTGGTGGATTATCTGCACCATTAATAATGGGAGGATTGAATTCATTATCTAAAGGGCATGGTACTCCACAAGGTGGAGGAGCTGTTAATCCACAGATGGGTAATCAATGGACTCCATATGGTTTACCGGGGATGGCTGGTAATACCGGAACATTTGGTAATGCTGCTCCTTATTATAACCCTAGTACTGGTGCTTTAACTGACCCTCAAGTAGCACCAACAGGTTATAGTTTACCTGTATCAATGCAAATGAGTGGAGCTAATTTATTCAGTGGTGGTTTTGATCCCGGTAGTGGGGACGTTCCTTTACCAGTACCTTTTTACTAGGTTGAGGTGATTTATGGCTAATGGTCAAGACTCACAATATGGACCTCCGATTGTAGATCCAGCATCTGGCTTACCTCTACCTACGGATGTTTCGGGGGCAGCAGGAGCTACACAAAGTAGTTATGCTGATTTAATGTCTGCTATGCAAAAGCAGCTTGGCGGTGGTATTGATTTAAAAGGACCAGCAGTAACTCCTGGTCCTAAAATGAGTGCGCCCATAATGCCACAGCCTCCAATGAAAATATCGCCAGCAGGAGTTATTCCACAAGGTCCATTTGGCTCCGTAGGCGAGCGTAAGAGAGCTGACAGGCAAGCCTTGCTTACAAGCATGAGCAATGTTATACAGACGGCTCAGGATCGTGCTTATCAAAAGAAAGTCGAATCATTTAAGCATGATTTTGAAACTCTATCTAACGCTATACAGGGATATAAAGAAGGACAAGCAACTGGCGATCAAAACATGATCCAACATAATGCAGCCATTATTAATGAAATGGTTGGACCGGGATCAAAGAAGGCAAAGGAATTTGCAAAAGCTTTTGATGTTAACTTGAATCCAATGGCACAAGATGGAGGAAAAGGAAAACAGAAACAGCCTATAGCTTCTGCTGATGGTTTAAAAGCTTGGATGCAAGATCAGAAGAACTTTCAAGAACACAAAGATCCATTAAGTCCACAAGCTAACGCCATAATGCGTTCAATGCCACAGACTTTACAAATGTCTCCTGAGCTTGCTGCTCAAGCTGAAATGGTTAAAGCTAAACTTTTACCGACAGCAGATGCTAAAGTACAAGCTTTCTCTAGAGTAGCTGACGCGATGATTCAAGGACAAAGTAGGCTTGATTTAGGCCAACTTAACAAACAAGCTGCTTTACTAATGAGAGGCGCTATCATGGCCTCTGCTAGATTAGGAGTTGCTGGCAAGTTAACAGCAGAACATCAGCGTCATATA